CTGGAACACATTAAACGTAACAACATCGCATATTTGTTAGGTGCGTTTATGATGCATACGGCAGGCGCCACAACGAAGGCGGTAGAGTATGGCACCGGTCTTTGCTGATAAGATCCCAAAGGACATTCCCTCGGATTGTGCGAAGTGTGGGTATTTACCCAGACTTGACGACGTGGCAGTAATACTACCAGAGTTTACTGGGAACGAGATTGTCTATCATGTTCGATGTTACCACTGTGGTCACGAGTGGGTTGATTAGGATACTTATGTATACAAACCTTTATGTATACACAGCCCTTCGCTGTATACATGCGCAACCAATTAAGCATAGCAATACAGGATGTCCACCAATTGGTGGGCGATATGATTGACCGAGAACAAACGACCGATTTACATAAAATTTGGTCATACCTAGACTTCATATTAGGTGAATATTTCTCGGAGGAAGAATGATGGCTAAACTCTACTGGAGAGTGAAGAAGAATGGCAAGTGGACTTGGGTTGCTGCAAAGCAAGTCACTGGATTTCCAAGTGCTGATGGAAAACGACAGTACTTCTCGGTTCGAGAATACCTGGAGGAAGAAGAATGATCTACATTCATGAATGCCGGCTTTGCGGTCGTTCATCATTGGCACCAGCTGCTCTTCAGAAGATGCAAATTTGTGGCGACTGCTTCGTCAACCCATGCACGGATGTAATCTTTCAAGATTCAGACAAAAATGGTAAGGATAGAAACCCTTGTTAATATACAGAACCTGCGGAAAAATAACATATGTTTTGAAGTAGGGTCAACTGGAGCGAATGAACATGAAGTGGAAGATAGCGGATCCGATTGAATACGCCCATGAGGGCTGTCTGGGCAGCAGTAGAAATCGAGACGATACGTCACTTTGCAGTAGGCATACTATGTGTCCTAAGTGTGAAAGTAGACGTGCAGCAACGAGAGCCTGGAGACTTGGAAGAAAGTTAAACAGCGAAATGCAGCTGATGGAGGATGAGGGAAGCGACCTTTTGGTCGGAGTTCTCACAACAACGCTACCAGGACTAAAACACTGGTCGGGAATCCGGAGGGCCAATCTCCGTAAGCAGTATGACTACCTTACGGAACGCACGAACTTTTCGGGTAGATCTGGTTCTCACTCGATGCGTGGCTTAAACACGTTACTTCGAGATATGGGTGTGCACGCTGGCTGTCACAACCTTGAGTTTACTTGGAACGATAAGAAGAATTGGTGGAATGTTCACAATCACTCAATAATACTTGCAGACAAACTGTCCTGGTCAAATGAAATAGCAGAGACTAAGGATAGAATTTGGGAGCCCGGAGATCTACTCGATAGAACGGAGGTTACAGGGGGTAATTCCCCTTTACTCGAGGACCTTGGCCTCGGTCGCCGGTACTCACTTGATTGGGCAGAACGTTCTGAGTTTGAACAAACAATCAGGTATGCTGCTAAAGTAGCTTACATGACGAAACCGATCAAAGCACCGAAGATTAAGAGATTTGAACTTTCCAAATTTTTTAACGGCTTTGGCGGTTCATATCCACGATTATCAAGACCTTATGGAATGTGGATGCGTAGCGAACCTCTACCGTAGACTTTTTAGACTGTCGAGGCAGGGGCACACTCATGCCCCGAAGAAAAGAATCAAAGCGATATCCTGTACAGCGAAAGATGAATGTCGGCCAGGCTTCACCTGCTGCCGCAAATGCGTTTGGAGACGCAGGTCAAATGTTGAGTAAGATTAACCACCGTTTATATCGCCAGTCAAGATATTACGAACTGTCAGTCACTATCGATTCCGATAACGTGGATGGCACTACTGTGGATGTGTATGCACTTGCAGATACATGGTGGACACAGAAAGCTTTGCAACTGGCCAAGGATGCTTGGGATGCCAGCAACGCTGAAGAGAAAGAAATGCTCAACGGGCGTATTGCTCGATGGAATGATTTCCGTGTGTCTCCTGGAGTCACCCTCTCTGGTGGAACAGGCGAACTGCTTCCAGTTCAATTCGACTCGTCTATTGGGCAATTAAACTTCACAGCAGGCGAATTCGACTATGCTCAAGTCGTAGATCAGACAGGCACGACCAGAACTTTTACCTGGGCGAATGCACCGTCTGCGTCACAATATGATATGATGGCGGAATATGAAGCCAGTGGTAACACTGACACTGATCCTACAGTACCAGCCACCGGACCTTATAACGGACTGCTTCCAAACTTGGAGGCAGGTGCTGCAGCTGCTTTGCAAGACAATGGCAATTTACCCCCATACAATGCTACCGGCTACGGTGATGCGATATGGGTCAAGGTTGGAACTCTCCACCTTGGCGTAGGTCGTCAGCGACTATCAACAGGGTTCTTCACAGCACCCTGTGGATTATTTGTCCTGAACGGAATCGGCACAGTTCCGAATGCTGAGGTCACTCTCGAAGTAAAGGGTGGCGATTACAAAGGAGTTCACGCTCCATCTATGTTGGAGTGAAACTCATGATTACTGAAGAAGCTACTGAAGTAATGCAAGCGACCAGAGTTGCTGCAATTCTGGAACACATTAAACGTAACAACATCGCATATTTGTTAGGTGCGTTTATGATGCATACGGCAGGCGCCACAACGAAGGCGGTAGAGTATGGCACCGGT